CTTCCGGAGGGAGTCCGCACCGGGGAACTTACCTGGGAGGCCATTTGCTGGGAGAAGACCACGGGAATGTTCCTGCGGCGGGGCGTTCTGGAATGCAGGGCCCTGTTTCTGGCGGAGAGCGCCGTGGAGTCCGGAGAATTTCTGGATTTCCGACTGAAAGGAGTTGTGAGCGAGTGAGTGAGATGAGACATGAGCGGCCGGGGGTCTACTCGGTGTATGACGCGTCCAGCGTGACATCTGCCGGTCGGGCGGCCAAACGGATCGGCGTGGCGGCCCTGGCCGTTAAGGGAACGGCCAATACAGCGGTGACACTGACCAGTTATGGCGCCGGTGTGGAGGCCTTTGGTGAGGACGGCACGGACAAGCCGGGGATGAGCACGCTGCTGAAGCTGCTGTTCGCCAATGGCGCGTCTACGGTTTACGCGGTGCGGGTGGCGGCTGACGGGGATCTGGCGGCCTATCAGGCGGCGTTTGCCGCGCTGACCAACTGCGATGTACAGGTGGTGGTGTGCGACAGCAGCGAGCTGACCATCCAGAAGGCACTGAAAACCGCCGTGGAAACGGCATCTGCGGCCAGAGGGGAGCGGATCGGCGTCATCGGCGGCAGCGGAGATACGGCGGCGCAGTTGGTGACCAGGGCGGAGGCCATCAACAGTGAGCGAATGGTACTGGTTGGCCCGGATATGAAGGATGAGAGCGGCAAAGCCCTTTCCGGTGTGTTTGCCGCGGCAGCGGTGGCAGGGGCTATTGCCTGCGGCGCGGACCCGGCAGTACCCCTGAACGGAGCGGAGCTGTACGGCATCGGCGGTTTACAGAGCGTTTACAGTGACAATGACATTGACCTGCTGGTTCAAGGCGGCGTAACGCCGCTGGAGGACGTAGGGGGCGTTGTATCCCCGGTGCGGGGCATCACTACCCGGACAAAAACCGGCAGCGCCGCCGATAGTACCTGGCGGGAGCTGACAACCGTCCTGATTGCCGACGATGTGATCCCTGCGGTGCGGTCTGCCCTGCGGAGCAAGTTTGCCAGAGCCAAGAACACCGCTCAGGGCCGGGGGGCTATCCGGGCACAGACCATTGTGGAACTGGAAAAGAAAAAGGACGCACAGATCATCGAAAGCTACGGCGAGGTGGCGGTGACGGCCGCAGCGGACGATCCGACGGTGTGTCTGGTGGAGTTCAGCTTTGCTGTGGCCCATGGGTTGAACCAGATCCGCCTGACGGTGCATCTGACGGTTTAAGGAGGGACGGATATGAAGGGATTTCCCACCAGTGCGGACATTTATCTGGAATTGGACGGGCGGAAGATCGCCGTGGTGCAGAGCTACCGGGCCAAGGCAGCCAAGTCCAGCAAGAATATCGAGGCCTTCGGCGAGAGTGAGCCGGTGGCAACCATTGAGGGGCAGAAGAGCTATACCGTGGAGCTGACCCGGCTGTACGCCACGGATACGGCCATTTCCGACGGCATCGACTTCTATAATCTCACGGATTTCTCTCTTGTGATCTGCAAGCCGGACCGCAAGGTCATTTACAGCGGCTGTGAGTGGAGCGGCATTCAGGAGGACGGGGAGCTGAACGCCACCGTGGCGGAACGGGTGACGCTGACGGCGGCCCGGCGCATCGAGACTACCGCATGAGGACAGTGGACGCTCTGAAGCCGCTGACAGCGGGGGAGTTGCTGGAGCTGTGGCGGTACTATCGGGAGAGGGTGGAAGATCCGCTGGAACGGACGCTGCTGTGCAACGCCGCCATTCTGCGGGATAGCTGCTATTGTCAGGGAGAAGCGATTTACGGAGATGAGCTGGAGGTCTTGCGGGACCTGACGCCCGGCGAAATGGAAGACCTTCTGCTGCGGCTGGCGGAGGGAGAAGCGCTGCCGGAGGAGCGAGGCGGCATCTTCGACCTTCAGCGGTTTGCGGATATGAAGGGGGAATGAGCCGGTGGACTATTTATGGGAGCTGCGGCGCCGCCAGCAGGCAGCGCTGAACCGTCTGCTGACCGGCAGTCCCTCCAAAGAGGAGACCACGGCGGAGGAGGAAGTTCTCCGCCGTGCTGCAGAGGGGGCTGAGAAAGCGCCTGCTGGACAGGAGAAGGGGATCTCCCGTCCAACGGCGGAACAGGGAAAGCTGATTGGTCAGGCGGAAAGCGGTGAAGCACTGTCATCGGCAAAGCGGAAAGCGTGGGACAGAGCGGAAGCTGATGACAGACTGCTGGATGGGCTGACGGCGCAGGCAGAAGAATTTCAACAGGCCCGTCGGGCGGATGCCCTTTGGCGGAGTGAGACGTTTTCTGCGGGGACCCTGCCGGGGTTACTGATGGCGGAAGGAAGCAGGGCGGCGACGGAGGTGGAGGACATCTCCCAGGCTGTTCAGCGGGACGCACGGCGGTATGACGGCGGATTTACCATGTTTTAAGAGGGAGGAATGGCATGAGATTATCCTCCATGCGCTATAAAAAATACACCTGGCCCCACAATCCGGAGACCTTTGTAGTGGAATACCGGCGGCAGATGGCGGCCCATAAGGTACCCTTTGGCGGCTGCGTTTTGCAGGATCTGGGCGTAAATTGCCGGATTCTACGGGGCGAGGGCGAGTTTGCGGGGCCGGGGGCCTATGAGGAATTCAAGGCGCTGGCGGCGGTGTTTCAGGAACCGGGAGCGGGGATGCTGACGCATCCCGTGTGGCGGACGGACCGGGCGTATTTCGTTTCCCTGTCCGTGACGGAGGAACCGAGGCCGGACTATGTACGGTACAGCTTTGCGTTCTGGGAGGATGACAGCGGCTATGATGGTGGTTTGACGGAAAACAATGATGGCAGGACGTGGCCGGGGAACAGTCTGGCAACGTCTGATGGGAGCGGCGGAGCCGGGCGGGTGTACACCGTGAAGCGGGGGGATACCCTGTGGGGCATTGCCCGGCGCTATGGCGTGACCTTGAGCAGCCTGATCGCTGCCAATCCACAGATCAAAAATCCCAATCTCATTTATCCGGGGAATGAGGTGAGGCTGCCGTGACAGGACGGATCTTTACGGCAGACCATCATGTCTATGATCTGCCGCCGCTGCTGAGTTGGAACGTGAGACATACGGGGACGGTGCCCTGCGACAGCTGGTCCGTGACGGCGGTGTATCAGCCGGAAATGCTGACAGTGCTGCGAATGGCGGCGGGTTTCGCCGCCATTGAGAATGGAATGACACAGTTACGGGGAATCGTGGACGAATATACCGTGGAACTGGGCAGCAGAGGGATGACGGTGACACTGTCCGGCCGGGGATACGCCGCACGGTTGTTGGATAACGAGTCCCGGCCTGTGACCTATGAGCAGGTGACGCTGCGGGAATTGGTCCGCTGTCACGCGGAGCCTTATGGCATTTCCTGCGGGGCTGCGGCGGATCTGAGGTCCACGGTGCCCTATACCGCCGGGGCGGGAATCAGCCAATGGAAGGTGATTTCGGAGTTTTGCCGGACCTATGGAGGCTTCCTGCCTCGGTTTGCCAAAACCGGAGAGCTGCTGGCAACACCGGAGCAGGACAGCGGAAAGAGAATCATCCTTGACAGCGGCAGTCCGGTGCTGAATTGCCGGATCCGGGAGGATCACTACGGCGTGCTGACGGAGGCGCTGGTCATCGACAAACGGCAGAACATCAGCTACTCGGTGAAAAATCCGGAGATGATCGCCAAGGGCGGCCAGTGCCGCCGGGTGATCTACACGCCGGGGCGGAGTACCTGGGACGCCATGCGCTATACGGGAGAATACCAGATCCAACAGTCCAAAAAGGAAGAGCAGGCGGTCATAGTGACACTGCCGGGGAGCTTTGGCGCGTTTCCGGGGGACCTGGTGACGGTGAGACTGGAAAAGCTGGGTCTTACCGGGAATTACCGGGTGGCAGAGACGGAAAATCGATTTTCTGCCAGAGAAGGGGCCGTGATGATCTGGACATTGAAGGAGTGTGGTTGAAATGTGGCTGGCACAGAGCATGAAGCAGGCGGTTCCCACGGCGGATGCCGATCAGGGGGTCTCTACCATCGTGGGAGATCAGATGGGAGTGGTGACCCGGGGTGAGGTGCGTCAGCTGCCTATCTACGGCCCTGGCGGCTATGTGTGGCTGCCGGAGAGCGGGGCTTCCGTGCTGGTCATTAAGGGCGGCCCCGGCGGAGAGGAGCAGTGCGTCTGCGGCGGTAAGCAGGCGGAGGTCCCAAAGGGGATGCAGCCGGGGGAGGTCTATATTTACGGTCCGAAGGGCAGCAATGTGTATTTGCAGAAGGATGGGACGATTGAACTGACAGGGCGAATTTCCATCAGAGGACAACTTCTTATCAACGGGCAGCCCTACAAACCTTGCACCTGCGGAGAGGGAGGGATTCTGTAGTGCTGATGCTGGTGAACGGTGATTATGTACCGCAGGAAAACGGATTACAGTCAGCGAAGGGGGACGAGGCAGTTTTGCAGCGGATGCTGATGAAACTGACTGCCCGGCGGGGGCAGTTTCCCTTTATGGAGAATTTCGGCAGCAGACTGTGGACTTTGGACCGGCTGCGTCCTGCGGAACGGCAGGCTGCGGCGGAACAGTATGTACTGGAGGCCCTCCGGGATGAGCCGGGGCTGATGGTAGAGCAGGTGACGCTGGCGGAGAACGGCGGAAAGGCGTCCCTGACGGTGAACGCCGTCAAAGACGAATGCCGATTGACGGCGGAGGTGGCCTTGGGGCAGGAGGGAGTGACAATGTGAGAGCGACGGAGACAATCTATCGGGAAATGCTGACGGCCTACGCCAAGCGGCGGGGCGGACAGCTTCAGGAGGACTGCGACCTGTCGGTGCGGCTGTGGGCGGCAGCGGCACAGATCCAGGCGTTGGAGGCACAGGCGGAATGGGTGCTGGGGCAGAGCTTTCCACAGACAGCTGCAGGGGTCTATCTGGACCGCCACGGAGCCATGCGAGGCATCGTCCGACAGGCACCCAGCAGGGCGACCGGTCAGTTGACCTTTCGGCTGTCCAACGCACAGACCGGCGCGGTGAGCGTGGAGATCGGAACGGTGTGCATGACGGAGGGAACTGTCCGGTTCCGGACTACGGAGCCGGGGACGATCCCGGCGGGGGAGATTTCGGTGACCGTGGCGGCGGAGGCCGTGGAGGCTGGCAGCAGCGGGAACGTGGGAGCCGGAACCGTTCATGTGCTGACGGCGTGTCCCGTGGCGGTGACGGCAGTCACCAATGAAGAGGCATTTACGGGCGGACTGTCGGAGGAAACGGATGAGGAACTGCGGCAGCGGATTTTGGACAGCTTTCAGCGGCTGCCCAATGGAGCCAACGCCGCGTGGTATGAGCTGACTGCCTGCCGTCACGAGGGTGTGGCAGCGGCCAAGGCGGTGGGAAAAGCCCGGGGCGCCGGGACAGTGGATGTGTATGTATCGGCACCGGATGGTATTCCCTCGGAGAAGTTGCTGACAGAGCTTCAGACGGTTTTTCAGAAAAGCCGGGAGATCGCGGTGAACGTGCAGGTAAAAGCGCCCACGGCTGCGACAGTGGACGTGGCAGTGACGGTAAAAACGGCGGAAGGGACGGATTTTGCCAAGGTGAAGACTGCGGTGGAGGCTGATCTGGCGGAGCAGTTCAACGGAAAGCTGTTAGGCAGGGGCGTGAAGCTGGCGGAGCTGAACAGCAGGATCTATGCTCTGCCGGGTGTAGAGAACTGTCATATTACGGCCCCGGCAGCTGATCTGGCGGCCAATGACACGGTGCTGCCGGTATTGGGGACGGTGACAGTGACAGAGGAGGCGTGAGTCGTGTGTATGAGCAGTATTTGATTCGCCTGTTGGCCCCTTTGAGTCTCTACAATCTCCGAGCACCCCATAACGGCGGCGAGTTGGCGGCGCTGGGCGGGGAGCTGGACAGCGTCAGTGGGCTGGTAGAACTGGTGGAACGGGAAAGCCTGCTGGCCACGGCGGAGAGCGAGGGTCTTGACCGCCGGGAGGTATTGTTTGCTCACAAGCCTGCGGCCGTGACTCAAGAGGACCGCCGGGAGGCCATCGCCGCGCTGCTGCGGATCAGCGAGGACAGCCTGACACCGGAGGCCATCAACGATACTCTTACCGGCTGCGGCATCCGGGCCAGAGCGGAGGAAAAGGCGGACGGCAGCCTGCGGGTCGTATTTCCCAGAACTGCCGGTGTGCCGGCGGAGTTCGACCAGATCAGGAAGATTATTTTAGATATTCTACCCTGTCATTTAGAAGTGGAGTTTTACTTCCGCTATCTGACCTGGGCAGAATGTGAAGCGGCGGAATATACATGGGATGAGGTGGAGACGGCACAGCATACCTGGGAGAGCTTTCAACTGGCGGTGCCGCCGGAGGAATGAGACATGAGTGAGATCATAACCGCCGCCATCACTGGATGTGTGACGCTGCTGGGGGTGCTTTTGAGCAACCGGGCGGCCCAAGCGGTAACGGATGAGAAGCTCACGGAGCTGACCCGGGAGGTCCGGGAGCACAATCATTTCGCACGGCGGGTGCCGGTGGTGGAGGAACAGATCCGGGGCATGGACCGCCGGTTGGAGCAGTTAGAGCGGGGACAGCGGCGTCAGCCAATCTCTTGAGATGGCGGACAGAGAGGAGAGTAAGGATGGACATTTCGGCATTTGGTATGGCAGGCGTGGCGGCGATCACGGTGATCTGCTACCTTGTGGGTTGGATCGTTAAGGTGTCCGGTCTGGATAACAAGTGGATCCCGGTGATCGTGGGTGTCTGCGGGGGGATCTTGGGCGTTGTGGGAATGCTGGTCATGACGGATTTTCCGGCGGCGGACCCGCTGACCGCCGCTGCGGTGGGAATCGTCAGCGGCCTCGCGGCCACAGGCGTGGATCAGATCAGCAAACAGATGAAGGACTGA